GCGTTCCCGTTGGACACCCCGGTGCTGATCGCCGGCAGCCGCCTGGAAGCCGCGAAGCTGGACACCACCGGCAACGGCCTGGGCACCCTGCCCGGGGCACTCGATGCCATCTTCGACCAGGCCGGCGCCATGGTCGTGGTGGTGCGCGTGGCCGAGGGCGCCACGGCAGCGGCCACGCAGTCCAACGTGATCGGTGGCGTGGATGCCGCAACCGGCCAGTACAAGGGCGTGCAGGCGCTGCTCGCCGCGCAGAGCGTGGTGCATGTGAGTCCGCGCATCCTGATTGCGCCAGGCTTCACAGGCGCCGTCACCCGCGACGCGGCCGGGGTTATCACCGGTGCGCCGGTGACCGCCGAGCTGCTGGGCGTCGCCGACCGGCTGCGTGCGGTGATCATCGCCGACGGTCCCAACACCAATGACGCCGAGGCCATCGCCTACCGCGGCCTGTTCGGCAGCCCGCGGGTGTACGTGGTCGACCCGGCCGTCACCGTCTGGGATACCGCCGCCAATGCGGTCGCCGTACAGCCGGCCTCGGCCCGGGTCGCCGGCCTGCTGGCCAAGAGCGACGCCGAGCGCGGGTTCTGGTGGAGCCCGTCGAACCAGCCGATCAACGGCATCACCGGTACCGCCCGGCCGGTGGACTTCGTGCTGGGTGACCCCAACGCCCGCGCCAACTACCTCAACGAAAATGAGGTGGCCACCATCATCCGCCAGGAGGGCTATCGCCTGTGGGGCAACCGCACCTGCTCGGCCGATCCCAAGTGGGCCTTCCTGAGCGTGCGCCGCACCGCAGATATGATCAACGAGAGCCTGCAACAGGCGCATCTGTGGGCGGTGGACCGCAACATCACCAAGACCTACATCGAGGACGTGCTCGGCGGCGTCGACAGCTACCTGCGCCACCTCAAGGCACAGGGCGCGATCATCAATGGCAGTGTCTGGGCCGATCCGGACCTGAACACGCCCACGGCGATCGCCAATGGCGAGGTCTATTTCGACTTCGACTTCACGCCGCCGTATCCGGCCGAGCACATTACCTTCCGCAGCCACCTGACCAACGACTACCTGGTCGAAGTGCTGCCCAACGCTGCCTGACAGGAGGGCTGACCGATGGCGATTCCACGCATCCTCAAGGACTTCAACCTGTTTGTGGACGGGCGGGGCTACCTGGGCAAGGTGCCCGAGCTGACCCTGCCCAAGCTCACCCGCAAGATGAACGAATACCGCGCCGGCGGCATGGCCGGCCCGGTGGAGATCGACATGGGCCTGGAGAAGCTGGAGTGCGACTTCAGCCTGATCGACTACGCCGAGGACGTGCTGCGCCTGTGGGGGCTGCAGGACCACGCCGCCGTGGCCCTGCGCTTTACCGGCAGCATCGAATCCGACGACGCCACCGCCGCCGTGGTGCCGGTAGAGGTGACCCTGCGCGGCCGCTGGAAGGAGCTGGACTTTGGCGGCTGGAAGCCGGGAGAGGACACCCCGCTCAAGGTGCAGCTGGCGGCCAGCTATTACCGGTACAAGCAGGGTGGGCGCGAGCTGATCGAGATCGACATGGTGAACATGGTCGAGAAGGTCGATGGCGTTGACCGTTTGGCTGAGCGTCGTGCGGCGCTGGGTATCTGAGGAGGACCACGAGATGGCGCAGATGAAAACCTATCGCGTGCTCCAGCCGCTCAGCCATAGCGGACACGGACCGGGCGACACCGTCGAACTCACCGCGCGGCAGGCCCAGTACCTGCTCGCCTCCGGGCATATCGAGCCGGCCGATGCCGAACCCGCGCCCAAGGCGCGCGGCAAGACAGCCAAGGAGGCCAAGGCATGAGCGAGGTGGTCAAGCTGCAACACCCCATTACCGTGGACGGCCAGGAGATCACCCGGATCACCCTGCGCCGCCCCAAGGTGCGCGACATGCTGGCGGTGGAGAAGCTGGAAGGCTCCGAGGGTGCGCGCGAGTTGCGCCTGCTGGCCAACCTGGCCGACGTGGCGCCCGACGTGCTGGAGGAACTGGACCTGGCTGACTACCAGGCCCTGCAGAAGGTCTATGCGGGTTTTTTGTCCTGAGGCCAGACGATGCCCGGCGGGCGGTGATCACCCTCGCCGGGCGGACGGGGTGGGGCCTGCGTGAGTTGCTGGACCTGGACGGGGATGAGCTGATGGCCTGGTTGCAAGCCGCCAAAGACCTGCCGCCAGCGACACCGTGAGGTGGTACGGGACGATCAGCAGCAAGACCATGACAGGAAACGCCAGACAGGCGGCAACCAGCGTCATGAAGGGTTGTTCGAAAAAATGCTCATGCACCAGCGCAAAACCGGCCAGCCAGAACAGCACGGGCGCAATCAGCTGGTGTCCAGGCCAGTCCGTATCGGCCCAGGCTGGCGTGGCGGCGTGAGCGGGTTGTCGGCTTCGTTGACGCATTGCAAGTAAAGGTAGCACATCATGGCAGATCATTCCCTGGCCTTGTCGATCACCATTGGTGCGGCCTTCCAGGCCGCCTGGAGCAAGACCTTCGGGCAGGCAGGAAAGAGTCTCCATGAGCTGGGCAAGTCGGTACGCGAGACCGAAAAGCGCTTCAAGGCGGCAAAGGCGGTTTCGGAGTACCGCGACAAGCTGGAGATGCTGCGCGCCAAGCAGCAGCAGATGGGACGCTCCAGCGCCCGCCTGGAGCGTGGCATTGCCGACCTGGAACGCCGCTACCGCGAGGCCAAGCGTGCCGCCAGGGGGTACGGCCTGAGCATCGCCGATATTACGCGCGAGGAGCATCGGCTGGGCCGCGAGCTGGCGCTCACCCAGCAGCGGCTGAAAACCCGTCAGGACTACCTGCGGCATCGGCAGGCACGGAGCGAGCTGCGTGGACGCGTGATGGGCGCCCTGGGCTCGGTGTGGGCGGCATCCAACATCGTCGGCAAGGCGATCTCGCTGGAAGACGCCCAGGTGCGGCTGGGAACCGTTATCAATGCCCAGGATACCGCGCGCGCCCTGGCGCTCAGCCGGCAACACGCGCTGAACTATGCCGCCACGCACCTCACCGACGCCACCGAAACGCTCAACATCGAATATGCGCTCAATTCCGCCGGGCTCAAGGCGGACGCGGCCAGGGTGGGCTCCGAAATCGTGGCCGAGGTGGCCACTGTAACCAACGGAATGCCCGAGCAGGTGGGCGAGGTGGTTGCCACCACGTTCAACAATCTCGGTGCCAGCCTGGAAGGATCGGTGAAGGAGCGGCTCTCGCGCATCGGCGACCTGCTGACCAAGACCCAGTTCAAGTTTCAGATCCGCGACTTTGGCCAGTTGGGCGAATCCATGAAATACGCCGCGCCCGCCTTGGCGCAATACAACATCGAACTGGCCCAGGGGGTCACCCTGATCGGCGAACTCAACAGCGCCGGATTGCAGGGCGGCATGGCCGGCACCGCATTGACCGCCACCCTGGCCAAGTTGAGCGGCGCGGCGGACAAGTTCGGTTTCGCGCTGGCGCGCAACGCCAAGGGCGGACTGGATGTCATCGGCGCCCTGCGCAACATGAGCAACGCCATCGGCGGCTTCGACAACCTGAGCCAGGACACAGCGGACGAGCTGCAGAAGACCTTTGGCATCGAAGGCGTGCGGGCGCTGATCGCCTTCGGCAAGCGGCTGAACCAGCTGGAGAAAGACTATCAGGACGTGGCCGAGGGCAGCCGAGGGCTGCGCTCAAGGGCGTATCAGGCCTTCCTGAAATCCAGCTCCGGCCAGATGCGCCTGCTGGGCAACAACCTGCGCATTGTCGGCACCGTGCTGGCCGGCACCGTGCTGCCGCCCATCAACTGGCTGGTGGGCAAGCTGGCCAGCGCCGCGCGCTGGGTGGGCGAGCTGACACAGGAATTCCCCGTGCTCGGCAAGGTGATCAGCGGGGTTGCCGCCGGCATGGGCGGTCTGTTTGTGGGCAGCGTGGCCTGGCGCTATCTCGGCACCCTGGTGGGCGACGCCAGGAATGCCGTAAAACTGTTTGGCGGCACACTGAAAGTGGTCGGCGGCGCGCTGTTCCAGGTGGGCCGCGTCGCCCTGCCCGTGGTCGCCACCGGCCTGCGCGTGCTCGGTGCCGCGCTGGTTGCCAACCCCGTCGGTGCGATCGTTACCGGCATTGCCCTGGCCGCCGGGCTGGTCATCACGCACTGGGACAAGGTCAAATCGTTTTTCCTCACCATTTGGGACAAGGTCAAGCCGGTCTGGGAGAAGTTTGCCGGTTGGGTTCTGAAGCTGTGGGACAAGATCAGCGCGCCGTTCAAGGCCGTGGGCGGGTTGTTGGGCAAGGCCTGGAACGCCACCAAGGGGGCCGTTGGGAAAGCGTGGGCGGCCACCACGGCGTGGTTCGGCGGCAATGAAACGACCGCTGGAAAGCCGGGAAAGCTCGCCAAGGCGGGCGCCCTGGCGGCTACCGTAGCCGCTGCCCCGGCCGTTGCCGCGCCCATCGCGCCCGTCACCATCCCCGAGCCGGTGGTGCGTACTCCGAAGATCGGTGCCGTCACGCTCCCCGAGCCGGTGGTGCGTACTCCGAAGGTCGGTGCTGTCACGCTCCCCGAGCCGGTGGTGCGTACTCCGCAGGTGGGTGCTGTCACCGTTCCCGAGCCGGTGGTGCGTACTCCGAAGATCGGTGCCGTCACGCTCCCCGAGCCGGTGGTGCGTACTCCGAAGGTCGGTGCTGTCACGCTCCCCGAGCCGGTGGTGCGTACTCCGAAGGTCGGTGCTGTCACGCTCCCCGAGCCGGTGGTGCGTACTCCGCAGGTGGGTGCTGTCACCATTCCCGAGTCGTCCCCGCTTGGCGCCCACATCCCGGCGAGTGAGCCGCCGGCTCAAACCCGGCAGACCGTCGTCAACAACACCGACAACAGCACCGTCACCATCACCGTCCACCAGCAGCCGGGCGAGGACGCCGAGGCGCTGGCCCGGCGCGTGGCGGAAATCCTGCGCGAGCAACGCCGGGTTGAACGCACCGGTGCGCTCTACGACCTGGAGGACGGCTGATGGCCGAGGTCATGCTGCAATTGGGCGACTATCCCTTCGGCATCGACACCGCCGCCTACCAGCGCCTGCGGCGCGTGGCCGAATATCGCTGGCCCGCGCAGGACCGCATCGGCCGCGATCCGGCCCTGCAGTACGTTGGCCCCGGGCGCCAGCGCATCGATCTGGCTGGCGTGATTTATCCCGGCGAATTCGGCACGCCGGACCAGGTGGCGCGCATGCGCAGTGAGGCGGGCAAGGGCGCGCCCTTGCTGCTGGTGGCCGCGCCCGAGGCCAACCAGGGCGTGATCCTTGGCTACTGGGTCATCACGCGCATCGAGGAGACGGGTACCGAGCACCTGCCCGGCGGTGCGCCGCGGCGCATCGATTTTCGTATGGAGCTGGGCTATTACGGAGAGGAT